GCTTAGTGCGTCGATGTTGCCCCCTGTAGTGCTAAGGACCGCCGAACCCGCACCAGCCTCGGCATCGTCGAGGGCTTGCGCCATGTCTTCCAATTCAACCGTCGCGCCTGCGCTGAGAATCCGTCGGACTCTTAACGCTAACGGGGTCGTAAAAAATGCACCGCCCGTGCTCAGTTGCAGCTTGGCATTCAGCAACAAGACGCGATCCTGCTCTTGGAAAACGACACCAGGATCCACCAGCGAGCTAGTCACATGCTGATACGTCAAAGCAGACGAAGGAAACGCATCGGCCTTGACGGTCATCGTCGAACCGCCCAGAGCGTCGTCCGCGCGTTTGACGCTGGCCGGGCTGAACGGCGTGCCGCCCGTGTAGCTCAAGCTGGTCACGCTCTCGCCTGACAGCGGCGCGACCGTGAGCGTGCTGCCTGCGGTCGGAGTAGCGGCAGTGATTGCGGTCACCTCGTAGTGCTTGCCGTTCCACGTAGTCGGGCCTGCGACGCGCACAAAGTCGCTAGGAATGACAACGTCGCCGACCTTGAACGTATCGCGGAAGTCGGGGTCGTATTCATCGACCAAGCTAACCACCACCGAGCTGCTCGAGACGGCTGCGCTCAGGTTGGCCGTGGTCACGCCAATCAGGTTCCGGTCGTTAAACAGCAGCAGTTGGCCGTTGCCGATTAGCTGCAACAGGCGCGCGGTCTTGCGGTCGTTCAGATGCACCAGCGCGTTGACGTATACGCGCTTGAGGCTGACATCCGTGCCGCCCTTGCTGCCGCCCCCGACGCCTTCTTCGCGTGCCTTGCTGCTCTGATACATGACGTGCGACGGCACGCGCATGCGAGCTCCTAGCGCAAACACGCGCGGCGCTCCTGGCCCTTGCTCTGTCAACGGAAGGCTGGCCAGTTGCGGCAGGCGGCTCTCGTCGGGATCGCCTGCGAGCGCCGGGTATATGTAGGTCTGGTCTATGTAGGCAGCGGCTAGCCCGACCGCCCAGCCCACGACGGGGACGGTAAAGACTCCGGCTGCTGCTGCTGCTCCTACGCCTGCTGACGCCATGCGATCTCCTTAAAGCACCAGCCGCGCACGTTCTCGCGACGCCATACAAACTCGACGACGCGGTTGCGCCGCGCATACGCGGTGACGCACAACGTGCCGCCGTCGATGTCATGCAGTGGCACGACGACATGCCGCGCGCCGCCTACGAACGGAACCTGCCAGATGTGCGCGATCCCTGCGTCCTCGACAGGCTGGCAAAAGTCCGAGAGGCCGTCGATCAGATCCTGCTCGCTTGGCTGCGAGCTGTAGGTGGGCGTCGGCTCGAGCTCTGCGCCCGCTTGCACCGCTGCCGCATACGGAACGCCCACACAATCGACGCCGCCCCCTCGGCTGCGTCCTGCATGCCTCACGGAGCACCCGACAAGCGAGCGCACTGCGTCGGCGTATGTTTGCCAAGCAATCATTCGATGACAGGTTCCCTGATGTTGCCTGCGCGCGGCTCGAGGTCGCTGCCGCCAAAGTTCTGCTGGTTGCTAAACTTGTCTTTGCAGGTGTCAAACAGGCCGTTGCATCCGGGCTTCACGGTGCCACGGTCGCCCACGGCCATCGCTTGCAGCGTCGGGATCAGCAGACGGCATTCTCGCGTGCTGTAGGTGAACCCGACGATCGGGCTGACCTGCCCCACGTTGTTGCCGGTAGTCCAGACGATGCTGCCGTCGCGGTAGTAATCGTCTACCTGCCCAGCAGACGGCGGCGCGAAGCTGGCTGTGGTGAACCGCACCGTCATGTAGGCATCGGGCACGGTGTCCACGATCGCCGTGGCGATGGTCGTGGCGCTGATGTCAGCCTGACAGAACCCGCCGCCCAGCTCGTACTGGCAAGTCTCGCTGAAATGGCCACCGAAACGCCCGCCGGTCTGGCGTCGCAGTTTCTGGGTGACGCTCTGCATGGTGCCCACGAAGTTGCTGCCGTCGTAGACGATGCGCGCGATGATTCGCTGGTGCCTGCTGTAGACGATGGCGGGCTTGCACCAGTCCACGACGAGCAGATGCACGGTCGCGCCGCGATACTTCTGCTGCCGTAGCTGTGGCAGCGTGATGCTTGTTCCGTCGATGACGCCGCGCACGTCTTGATCGCCCGCGCGCAGCCCGCCCTCGCGACGGTCGGCGCTCAGACTGCCCAACACGATCGGCAGGTATGTCTTGCTCTCGACCGTTAGCTTGCGGTCGTGATCTGTGAACAGCAGCTCGCTGCCATCCAAAGCGACGACGCGCAGGCAGTGCGCCAGATGCTTGCCGCGATGGTATCGCAGCAAGTCCTCGGCCATGCGTCCCGGTCGCGTCGTCATTAGATCGTGCCCTCGCTGCCGTCGATGCTACCCGCCACGGCCTTGGTCAGCGTCACGCCCGACGCCACCTTAATAGCGAACCCGGGCTGGCCGAACCCCGCCGTGCTGTCGCTTGCTGCGCTGCCAGCTTGGCCAGGGTCGCCGCCTGCTCCGCCTGTGCCCGCTGGCGCTCCGTTGCTGGTGCCGCCGCCCTCGCCCGCATGGTTGAGGAAGCCCGCTAGGCCGTCGCCACCTGAGCCAAACCCTTGGTTGGTTGGGAAGCCGCCCGCTGGGCCAGCCACGCCCTTGCGGTGGCCAGCTCCGCCGCCGCCTCCGGGTCCGCTGATAGCTCCGACAGCACTGCCGCCGCTGCCGCCGCCGCCGCCGCCCTGCACGCGCCCGTAGTTGTACAGCACGGTGTTGGTTCGCACGTATAGGCCATCGCCACCGATGCCGCCCACGGTGACGCTGCCGACTGTTGGCGAGCTCGGCGTGCCGCCTGTGATCGGTTGCCCGGTGCCACCCTGCCCGCCACGGCCTGCGATATAGCCGTTGGCCAGCACGGTCAGGATGATCACGCTGCCCGCTGGAAAGGTGCCCGTGTCCAGAGCTGGCAGGCTAGTGCCGTTGCCACCGACTGCGCCAACCGTGGCAGCTCCTTGCGGGCCGACGAAGACGTTGACGCGCACCGGGTTGGTGCCCGCATATCCGAGGTCGTCGCACATCGTGCGGATGTTGGCGTCGAGGTTCACACCCGGGCCGAACTCGATCGTGAACTCGTCCACCGTGATCGTCTGCGCGGCGCTGAACGAGGCCGTGCCTACCTCGACTACCTGCCAAACGCCTGCCTGCGTGCTGTTGTCTACGAGGTAGAAGTGCGCGACCTCGTGGTTGTTCATCGTCAACAGCGCGCCGCTCGCGTTGTCTTTGATAATGACGCTGCCAGAGCCGCCCTCGTTGTTGCAGATCGTGTACAGCGGCCCGCCTGTAGTCAGCAGCCGCGCGTCGGGCATTGTCAGGACGCCGCTGTCGTTGGTGTTGTAGATGAAACGCGCCGCGCCAGGCACGCCCGACGGCAGCGGCAGGTTGCTTGTGCCCGTTGGCGTATACGTCCCGCCCCACATCTCTTCGACAGCCGTGCGCGCCACTAGTAGACCACCCACGTCGCCGTTGTGCTGCCTCGAGCCAGCGCCACGGTTTTGGTGCTGCCTGCGCTGATGGCGCTGCCGACGTTGGTGCCAGACTCGTCTACCAGTTGAAGCGTGCCCGACGAGCCAGTCTTGCAGTGGATGACGAAGATCTGCCCGCCGCCAGGAATGCGCGACACGGGCGGCAGGTAGACGTTCAGCGCAGAGCCGGGCGTGAAGCTGTGAAACATGCCACCGTTAAGCCGCAGCGTCTGCGTGACGGTCACCGCTCCGTGGTCTGTAGCTCCGCCTGCGAACCATCGCTCCGGCTGCTCGACCTCGCCCAGCACCTCGACGCAATCGAGCTGCGGGATGTCCCAGATCTGGTAGCCGCTCGCTTGCAGTTGCATGAACGCATCGACCTCGCTGGCAAAGCGCACAGGAACGTCGAACTGGCAACCCGCGCGGATGACCTGCCCAGCGGTTGGCGCGCTGCTCATAACCACCTCGCCGTTGCTCGAGACCGAGAAGGCCGACGAGCTCGCGCCGTCTACGCTGACCACGACCGTGCCGCTGACCGGCAGCGATAGGGTGCGCTGGTAGGGTGCGCTGCCGCTGCTGTCGTAGACCTTGATCAGTTGAAACGTGGTCTCGGTGCCGTCGCCCGTGCCGATAATCACGTCGGCATTGGTGGCCGCGCTGATGCCGTCGGCGTGCGTGGTGTAGTCGGCCCAGTCCTTGATCTTAAAGCTGTGCAAGCTGCCGCGACGACCTAGGCCGAACGCTTTGATCGCCTGCGCTTCTGTGGCCGTCTGTAGCGCCTTGCGTAGACGGAAGCGATGGCGACCCTGCGCCTGCCGCGCCACGCGGAACTCGTGGCCGCTGGCGGTCTCCTGAATGATCGTGGAGAAGCCCGCGCCGCTGATCGCTTGATACTCAAAGCCGTCCGGCAGGGATACGTCGTGAAATGCCATCTATGGTCCTTGGCCCGGCACGGCCATGTTGTCGACTGTGCCTTGTGTTTGCGTTGCCCCGAACGCTGCGCCGCCTAGCTGGCTGAACACGCGCTGCGCGCCCATCTGCGCGAACATCCGCACCAGCTCGGCCAGGGCCTGCTTGGCGGTCATTGTGCCCTCGGCCACGCGGAAGAATGCGTCGCCGATCGTCTGGCCGAACATCTCGCCCTGCGCGATGAGCTCCTGCATGTTGGCCTTGGCTGCCTCGGCTTGTGCGTTCTGGAACTCGAACGTGCCAGGGTCGCCCGCCTGTCGCATCAGCATCGCGCCTGTGCCGTAGCTCTCGCCGTATCGCACGCCGCCGCGCACAAACGGCCCTTCCGCCGCTGTAGGTCCGAAGGTCACGCCAGAGTCAACGCGCTGCGGGCTGTAGGCTGGCAGCGGGAATGCCAAGGGCGGCACAGTCTGCCCGCCGATTGTTCCTGTCGTTTCGAGCGTTTTGGCTTCGATCGAGAATTGCTTGTACAAAGCGCGCAGTATCGCTTGCACGGCTTCCGGCGGCACTTGTGTCTGCGCGAACGACGGAGCCATGACCGGAGCGGTAGCCCCTTGCAGTCCGGGGATGACCCGCGTCTCGCCAGTGGGTCGCAAGGCTGGCGTGGGCAGTGGCACCTGCAAGCCGCGCTGCATGGCCAACAGCTCGCCAATACTGCGGCCCGTTGCGCCTGCCATTTGTTCGTAGGTGCCTCCTTGGGCCATGACGTTCGCAGCTTCGCGAATAACGTTTTTAGCTTGTCCGGCTTCTGTTTGCTGTCCAAGGCCCAGCAATTCGGCACCTTGACGGCTGAGCTGCACCTTTCGCATCGAATCGGCTAGCCGCTCAAACTCGTCGGCGGTCTCCTCCGTCTCAGACCCAAATATAGCCATGAACGACGCAGCGCCTGCCAGCACCGTGGCGATCGTCATCAGCGGGTGTGCCTTCATGATCCCGCCAAGCTTGGTGAAGACGCTAGTCGCGCCGCCCGTGGCGCTGGTCACGCCCTTCATGTCTTCCTTAAAGCGTCCCAAGTCGAGCAGCGCTTGAGATGCCGCGAACGCAGCCATGGCAGAGTTGCCCGAGCGGAACCCGCTAGCCATGCCCTCGAGGCCGTGCGTGATGGCAAGCCCGCCGCCGGTCGCGGCAAACGCCGCCGACATGTTGTGGCCGGCCTGCTGGCCAGACCGGCCCATCTGCTCGACCTCGCGCTCGGTGCGGTCGGCCTTCTTAGCCGTCTCGTCTAGCGCCCTGTTGGCTTGCTGCAGGTTTGTCGTCAGCCCCCGCGTGTCGGCCCCGATCTCGATTATGGGCATCTCTGCGGCTCCTCTTGTCCTGCCGTTGTTCGGCGTTGTGTGCCAGCCATGTGCAGTCGAGCGCCCTTAGCAAACGGCACAGGCGCAGGCGCTGGTCGCCCGTATAGCCCGCGTCCTCGGCGTAGCTGCTCAGGTCCGACCACGGCAACCCGCCTGCCGACATGCCTACGGGTCGGCCTATGCTCACAAGCTGCCAGGCATCCCAGACTGGCTGCAAGTCCGGCCACAAGCTGGGCCGCTGCTTCCAGGCAGTCGGCAAGGGCTTCTTGTTGCGTTGTCTCCATTCTGCCAGCCTGCGTAGGTATTTCTCGTTCTGCCCGTGTCGCAGGTGCCACCGCAGAACGTCCGTCAGTTTCCCGCCGAATCGGCCTCCACGCGCACCAGCGCCGCCTCACGTTGGCTGCATTGGATCAGCACGAAGTCGAGCAGGTTGCGGAAGGTGCGATCGGCTAGCAGCTCGGCGGCTTTCGCTTGGCTGTAGCCCACCACGTCGCCCTTGAAGGAGATGTTTTGCCAGTCGCGCACGACCGTCGCGGCCAGCGCCTTGGCGCTTGTGCGAAGTTGCAGCCGCTCGAGCTCGTCGGCTGGCGTGTCGCTGTCGCGCATCTTGTCGCGATACGGCTCCTGCTCACGCTCGAGCTGGCGCTGGTAGGCCACGCCCATCGGCACCAACAGGATGGCGGCGTCGTCGGCCTCGGGCTGGTCTACCTGCTGCCCTGATAGCTGGCCGTCGCGCACAGACAAGCGCCACCAGATGCCGCCGTCGAGCTTGTCGGCGTCCAGTTGGATGCTCTGCAGATCCACTATGCCCACCTCTGCATGCGAACCGTGCAACTCTCGGTGCTGTTTAGCGTTGCCTGGAAGCTGACGCTGGTCATGGTGTCGGTGTTGCTGCCGCTGACGTCTGCGCCCGCGTCGCTGAACTTGACCGTCGGCAAGCTGAAGCTGTAGCCGCGCGAGTTGGCGTCGATCAGCGCAAACCACATCGCGCCAGTCGTGTTGTCGGCGTATGCCTTCATCTCGGCGAAGTCCTCAAAGTAAGCCTCGAACGACCCGGTGACGTTGAACTCGCCCTGCCGCATGCTCTGCGCGCCCAGCTTGCCTAGCTCGGTGCGCGCCATCACGTTGTTGTTGATGTTCAGCGAGACCGATTTGGCTGGGAAGCTGGTTCCTGCGCTGCGAATCTCTGGCACGCTCAGGCTGTCGAGCACAGGGTGCGCGGTCGCGTCGGCGTAGGTGGCGCTGGCGATAAACTGGTCCGTGCCAAGGTCGGTATCCTGGAACGTGCTATTCGCTGCTTCGAACGTCAGCGTGCCCGTCACGATGGCCTCGTCGGCGATTGTCAGGTCCAGCGAGTTGACCACGCAGCCCGTGAAGATCTGCGCTTTGTCTACGTCTAAGCGCGCGACCTCGATGGTGAAGCTGTCCTCTGCCGTGCCGTTAGTGCGGCGCGCGGCTCGCGTGATGGACACGCTCGAGCTGTCGGCGGTGAAGTTGGCGTCGGCCTCAACGGTAATCTTGGTGGCCGTGACCGTGGTCACCTTGTAGTAGCCTGCGTTACTTCCGGCGTCGCTAGTAACGTACACGATGTCCCCAACCACCACGCGATCGTTAGTGCGTGGATCGGTAGTGACTGTGATCTCCTTGTTGCTTCCGGCCAGCGTGACGCCAGAGCTGTCGGTGTAGGCGACGTTATTGCCGGTCTCGACGCCGCACATGGTCGCGCCCAGCAGTAGCTCGAGAGCATCGCCCGTGGGGCTGAACATCAGCTCGATCGGGATGGTGCCCGCCGCGCTCTTGCTCAGGCGCACAAGCTCCTCAACGTTGCGGTCGTCGTTGATGGTGTTGCTCTGCGTGTAGCCCACGCGGTCGCGCATGGATTGGCCCGTGACCGAGAGCACCTTCATGGCAGGGCTGCTAGGCGTAGTGCCGAAAGTGCTCTCCTTGATGATGGAGACGCGCAGGCGGTTGGAATCGCTCATGGTTGGATATCAGCTCGGAATGGGATGTCGACGGTGCGGATGCACCACGCATCTGCTTGGTCTGCGGTGCCGATGACGCCCGGCGGCGGTGTGAAGACGATGTCGGGCGAAGTCAGGCGCACGCCACGAAATGCGGTAACGACAGCGTCCGCCAGCGTGATGCTAGCGCCGTCGCCCTTGGCGATAGGGACGAACAGCCGCGCGGTCGCCGTGCCCGTCAGGCGGTAGCGGACCGTGCCCATGCTGATCTGCTCCTGGTTGTCGATCGACACCATGAAGCGGCACCAGCTCGCTGAGATGCTCGACGGCTCTGGGCCGTTGTCATAGACCACGTCGATGCTCTGCCCGGTGCCGATCTGCGTGGCAAAGCGCGAGCGGATGGCCTGGAAAACGGCGGCTTGGCTGGTCATCGCACCCGCCTGTATTTGCGTCGGATCATCCGCACGGTGTCGCGCACGATCGTGCCCTCTGGTGCGCTCTTGCTGTGGCCATCCTCGAGCCTCTGCATGTAGGGCAGCAGGTTGGACACGTAGCCGATCATCGGCTTGTCGATCTGTGCAACACGCCGCAGGCCGCGATCAATGGTTTGCTGGCCGCGTGCATCGCGCCCGTCGACCTCGTTAGCGGGTCGCCTGTTGAGCGTCACCTGCCAATTCTTGCGCGCGTGCCCGCCCACGTATCCCTTGGGCAGCGGCGGCAGTCCGCGCCCTGCGCGCTCGATGTTGCGCTTCCACCGCTTCCGGTTGCCCACGGGCGTGCGCTGCACGACCTGCGTGAGCACCTCGGACAGGATGCGCTTTTGCAGCTTGATGGCACGCCCGAGGATCTCTTCTTCGGCGAACTCCTCGAGCTCTTTGCGGAACTGCGCGGCGTCAGCCATCAGGTGCCCACCTCGCCCACGTCGAGCTGATAGCAGACCACGCTGCCCAGCACGCTAAACGGCTCGCAGGCATAGCAGCTAAACGTGCGCCCGCCAGCCGTGATCCGTGAAGCCACGGTCGGCGTGACGGTCAGCCCGTCGGCGCTCACGTAAAAGGTGGCGGTGACGCGGACATCGGCACCCGTCTCTGCATATCGCTTTTGATCTGTTACGGGTCCGCCCAACGTCACCACCACCGAGGTCGCACTCTCGGACACGGTGCCGTTAACGTTGTAGGTGCCGACCGGTACCGTCAGCGTGCCGCTCTGGCCCATCTTGGCGATGGCGCTGGCGGTCTTCGCGCGGAACCGATCGGCCAACGTCATCGCGTCACCCGGTGCAGTAGGCCAGCGCCGCCGTCCGTCATCAGGTCGCGGAGCTTGTCGCGCACTTCTGGAAAGTCGGGAGACGTTGTCGCGCTGCCGATAAAGTCCTCGGAGATGCTGATCGCCCCCACGCTGATCGTGCTGTTCGTCACGTTCCCCTCGCCTGCCTTGACGTCAGGCCGCAGGGATGTGCCCGCGAGCTCGCGCAGCGCCACCTCGGCGGTCGCGTTAAGCAGCTTGGCCGGCATCTCGTCGTTGTCGTAATACAGCCCCGTGCTCGCATCGACCACGCCGCTGCGCGGGAAGTCCAACGCCTGCGTGTCGCTGTCGATGACGCCGCGCCAGCGGTTGCCGTAGCGTTCGCTGACGTAGGCAGTCGCGATCCGCAGGGCCTTCTCCTTGTTCGCCGTGCTCGCGCCCGTCCAGGTAGCGGGCGCGCCGTAGTTGTCGAAGTAGGTGTCGGCGTTGGCCACGCTGACGTAACTGTTCGCGTCGCTCTTGCCCGTCCCATCTTCCACAACAAACGTCGGCATTTTCTACAGCTCCTGGGATTAAGCCCAGCCACGCGAGACCCACGCGCAGCCGGGCAGGTTCCGGCGTTAGCCGATGACCTTGACCACGCCCTCAGGGCGCACGACCTTGGTGCCGTAGAGCGCGTCGATCGACCAGCGATCGCGCTTGTGCTCACGGGTGACCTCGAGCCGCAGCGACAGGCCCGAGACCGGGTCGCTGATCGTCTGCGACGCGATCGCCGCGTTGCTCGCTTGGAACGGACGCGAGACGAACACGACCGCGTCGCGGTGAAACGCGACGTTTCCGGTGTTCGTTGCACCCGTGCTGATCAGCGCGATGCTCGCGCCGTCCGCGACGTCTTCCAGCAGACCCTGGTTGAGGGTGATGCTGGTCACGGTCGAGCCGCCTACGGTGCTTGCGACGCCGTAGTTGTAGCTGCCGATCGTCAGCGTGTCGCCCTCGAGGATGGTGCCCGAGCCGGTGTCCACCGTGATGGTCTTGTCACCCGCAGACGACGCGCCGTTCAGGTCGTAGTTGGCGTTAGCACCGCCAGCCGTGTGCGTCCGCACGTTCTGCGACATGACCCACGCCATGCCCATCTTCTGCTGCAAGCCCACGTCGCCCGACTCGAACGGGAAGCCCGTCACGTAGTCGCCGCTGGTGAACTGCTCAAGCGCCAGCAAGTTGGCCTCGGCGTCGGTGTCGAACACGCAGAAGCGATCGCCACGCGCGACCTTGTTCTTGTTGAGCAACTTCTGCGGCGCGGTGACGTCGGCGATCGCGTTAAACACGCTGGCCGATTGATCGTCCGCAAGCCCGTGACCGTTCATGGTGGCCTCGAGAATGTCGGTGTCGATCTTCTCGACGATCGACGCCAGAGCAGCATCGACGACGCCCGGCAGCTTGTCGCCTTGGACCTCCATCAGATCCTTGTCGGTCATGTAGAACGCGGCCTCGTTCCAGCTCGAAAGCGGGACGTTGACCGTGGACAGCGTGATGTCCGACGTGGCCGCAGGCGTTGCCGCAGCAGTCACTGCCGCCGTGGTGATGCTCGGCGGAATCGGGACATCGATCGAGCTGCCAGGCTGCGCGCCAAGCGTGTCAAAATCGCGGTTGACGAGGCGCGGCATGACGCTGTGCGCTCGCAACTTGGGAAGCATCAGCCCCACAAGCTTGGGGACGACGTTGGTAATGGTGTTCGCCATTCAGACTTGCGGGCCGACGACCAGAAACAGGCGCTGCCCGTCTCCTTTGGTGTTCAAGTTTTCTGCAAACCCGCTCCGACCGGCCCGGTCGTCGGCAGCCCGCTGGGCTACCGTTTCGGCGGCGTCGCCCGGTCCACGCTGTGGATCGAGCTCGACCGCGTCTGCGGCGCGCAGGTGCGTCTACATGACGCGGGAACCTGCGCGGCGGCATTGTATCCGCTAGGGCGTGCCGGGGTCAACCGGCGGCTTCTGGGCGGCCTTGCGTGGCCTGCCCGGCTTGCGCTTGGCTGGCGTGCTCGTTTGTTGGAACACGTAAACACGCAGCCCTTGGCGGCTGGTGCTGTGCCCGACGCAGTCCCAGTTCTCGGCGACGCTCGTATGCGTGTCCTTGTGGGTAAGCAGCCACAGGCGCAGCGGCTCCTCCTCGTGGGCCATCTCCGGCGACAGCATGTCGGCGAACCAGTAGCCGCTGCCGCTCTGGTAGACGCGCAGCAGCTTGCTGCCCTTGGGCTGCACAAGGTCCACGGGTCCGCTGTGATGGCGGAACTGCACGCTGTGCATTCGCATCATTCTGTCCATTGTGCCTCCCCGCGCGCGACCTTCTCGGACGCCTGCAAGAACGCCACCGGGTCTGACTGAACGTCAGCCATGCGGATGCGGTTCCCGCCGACGCCGCCGCCAGGCGTAGCTCCGCCGCCGTCCCCACCGTCAAACAGGTGCGGCGCATCGCTCACGGTGCGATCCAGCCATTCCTCGATGGTCAGCGACTCGCCGCGCTCGCCCACGTTGTCGTGCTTAGCGACCAGCGCATCCAGTGCATCGTTCGGCTCGAAGGTGCCCCCCGCCCTTGTGAGTAGGTCGGCACGGGCCGTGGGGCGTAGGCGCAGCTTCTTGCGCTCGAGAGCTCCCGCGAGCTGCTCGCCCAGGTAAACGCTGCCAAACCTCTGGCGCGCGGCCTGCTTGTCGTTCTCGGCCTGCTCTCGCTGCGCGTGCAGATCCTCAAGCTGGCGCTGGTATTCGCTCTTGATCGACTGCGTGCGGCGCTCGAGCACCTCGTCGAACTGCCCCGACTTGAGCAGCGCGGCCTCCTCCTCGCCCTGCGCCTTGTCCAGCATGCTCTTGTACTGGCCTCGGATCTGCTCCTGCTCCGTCATCAGCTCCTCAAGCTGGGCCTTCATCCGAATGTTGTTGTCGCGCATCTCGCGGTATCGGGTCAGGTCAACCGCCGGGCTGTCGCCGGTCTCAACTTGGAGCTGCCATCCGTTGCCGGTGTCGGCGTAGTAATCGCGCAGACCCTCCGGGATCTCGTCCTGCGCTGCGTAGGTCTTTCTCAGCATCGTCTACCTCTTGGGCTTGGGTTTCGTGGTCGTGGGCTTCTTGGGCTTCTTGCCCTTCTTGTATTTGTGCATTTTTAAAGCCTGTCTTTCTGTCGTAATTCCTCCAGCGTCAGCGGCTGCAAGTCGCGGCCTAGCATCTGCTGCAAGGTGATGTCGCCGCGACGCCATGCCGCTGCCTTGGTCTTGCCCAGCATCTCGTTCTGCTCGGCCTGTGGGCGCGTCTGTAGCCATTCCTCGAACGTGACCTTGGCCTCGACCTGACCATCAAACGCCGCGCGCGTGCCCTCCGGCTCCTCGTCGAAAAACGGCACGGCAGTGCTGCGACAGTTGGGATGCAGCGGCGGCATTGGCCCCTCGCCCACCGGGTAGGTCTTGCCGTCTAGGCTAGCGCACAGGATGGTCGTGCGGCTGTCGAGCGTGGCCACGAAGCGCCACCGCTCAATGCCGAGCTCGCGGAACGTCTCCTCGCGCGCCGCGTTGCTCTCCGTCGTCGCAGCAGTCCGCACCAGCGTCTCGACGCCTGTTGCAGCCTTGTCCAGTATGCCCTCCTCGGTGCGCGATCCACGGATGCCGCGCACGATCTGATCGACGGTCTCGCCCTGCTCAAGTCCCTGCAGGATGCGCCGCCGCAGGCTGTCGCCCGTGGGCGCTTGCAGCATCTTGTCGAACCACTGCTCCGGCGTGTCGCCCATGACGCGCTGCTGCGACGGGTCTGGCGCTTGCACCAGCGGTATGGCTTGGTCGGTCGTGCGCTCGACGTTCTCGGCTACGAAGTCGGCCTCGCGCTGCCCCACCTCTTGCAGCCGTGCCTCTGTCAACTGGCGCAGCTCCAGGATGCCGCGCTGCAAGATCAGGTCGATCTCGTCTAGTAGTAGGGCGAGCTGCGGGTATCGCTCAGGTGTGACCTCGCGCCCGCGTGCGTCGATGCCCGCTAAGGTGCCCCCGATGCTGTCGAGCAGCGGCTCCACCACAAGCCTGCGGAACTGCTGCACGGCCTCGATCTGCACGCCGCGCACGCCTCGAGCCATCAGCACATCATGCCGATTGAAGCGCGTGAGGAACTCGCTGGCGCGCTGCTTGAGCTCGCGCCGTAGGCGAGCGCGCAGCTCGGGGTCGATCGGCGGCGGCAGTCCGGTCATGTTTCAATGCCTGCTCGCGGCGTGTAGATAAAAACAACGCGCCCGCACGTGTTGCAGCTTAGGTTGCTCACCATTCCGTAATCGTCTTGCGGTTCGCAGTCGTGATCGCCGCCATGAATTAGCTTGGCACCGCACACGCAGACGACATCGACATATGTGGTGTCCGTCATGCGTCAGCTCGGGGTTGCTGAACGAAGCGAGCCATCTGCGCCTCGAGCGCGCGCTCCTTCTCGTCTTCTGCGGCCTGTAGCTCGGCCTCGACCTCGACCTCGCCCAGCATGCCCAGCGCCTTGACCTGTGCCAGATAGGTGCGCTGGCTCAAGCGACCCTCGCGCACATCGGTCTGCAGCATCAGCAGTTCATCCTTGCGGCTGCGGCCCGGCGCGCCCATCTGGATGCGCTCACGCTCGGCGTCGTCGCTCACGCCAGGCGGCAGCATCTCGCCGCGTCGCAGGTTGTAGGCGTAGGTTTCCCAGCTAATCGTGCCCGCTTGCAGGCTCTGCGTCAGCGTGGCCAGCTCGCCCGACTCCATGCGCGACGCATCGAAGTCTGCCACGAGGCTGTATCGGATCTCCTCCGCCGTTGTCGTGTCGTCGTAGGCTGGCAACTGCCACGCCATCCACCGCTGCATGGCGCGCGTCGTGGCCTCGCTGACGTTCTCGGCGATCGTCGACAGCACGCTGCGCTCGCCCGCTTGACGCAGCCGCACAGTGCCCATCGCCTCCGCCGTCGATGGCTGCTCCTCGAGCATGCGCGCGCCCAGCACGGCCATCTGCTGCTCTTTGTCTTTGAGTCCTTCGCGGATGTGGCCAAGGCCCGCGCCGCTGAACTCCAAGTATTGAGCGTTAGCGCCCGGCTCTGGGCTGGCCCATGCGTAGCCGCATCCGACCATCAGCTTGGCACCTTCCTCCAGTTGGAAGCCTGAGACCCACGGCTGCGGGATCGCGGTCATGTGTCGGCCCCATTCCAGGTCCGCGCTGCCTCGGTAGTGCGACAGCATGACGTTGCACAGGCCGAGCATGGGCGCGGTCTCGATGTCCACCGACACGCCGCCGACGGCGTTGACGATGTCCATGGGGATCTCGTTCCAATAGCGCCCGCCGTTCTTGGTGGGCACCTTGACGGCGACAAGCTCAAGCTGGCCGCTACGCACGCCGCTGCCCTTCTTGGCCGACGCGCGCCAATACTCCTGCCAGTACACCATCTCGCTGGCAGGCGCAGACGCTAGCGCCTCGCCGCCCATGGCGCGCAGCGCATACTCGTGGTCGCTGACGAAGCCCAGCCGCAGGATCAAGAACTGCTCGCGCAGCTCGGTCTCGTTGCCAATGAGGTCGCCTTGCTTGGGCACCTCGTAGGTCTGGCGGATCGTCACCGTCGTCGGCACCTTGCGCCCGCCCATGTCCTTGCAGTGCCAGAAGACGATGTCCTCGGCCTTGAACATGCACAGATACGGCGGCAGCGTCGCATCCTCGCCGCGCTCGACCAGCAGACCGTAGCGGCCCACGCTCACGGCCTCGGTGAGCTGCTGCATGACGATGGCTTGCAGCCCCTCGTAGTTTGGCCCGGCGTTGTCCTCGAGCTGCTGCAGTTGCGCGTCGGGCACGCCCTCGATCGTAGGCGGGCGGCGCATGACGGCACCGACCAAGCCGGCCTGCGTGCGCGACGCCGCGCCGTAGAACGATGCCCGCAGCAAGTAATTGTTGTAGCTCTCGAGCGCGTAGATGTCGCCGCTCTCGCGCTGGCTGGTGAGCATCGGCAGGTATCGCTCCCGCTCGTGCTTGACCTTGTCCTCGCCCTCGATGCAGTCGCGGACCTTGCGCCACAGCGGCGCGGCAGCTTGGTATTCGTTGTGGTAGATGTTCATTGTCTGAATGCCACGGTCGTCGCGGTCGTGCGGTCTACGGGGAACAGGTAGGCGATCGGATAGCCGAATGCGTCCAGCAGGTGCGACATATCCTTCTGCACCTGTTTGTTGCTGTCCGCGTGCGTGTAGCCGAGCAAGTAGGCGCGCATTTTACGACATGACGGGGACAAGGTCACCCGCCCGTGGCGCATGGATCCGTTCACCGCGTTGATGCGGTCCACGATCTGCGGGTTCGCCCGTCGGGCTGAGATGGTGAACCCTGCCTCGCGCAGATAGCCGAACGCGCTCTTGCCGCCCGCCCCTGCGTGCTGGCGGTTCTGGCCGCTGGCGTCCGGGTAGATCCGGCGGATGCTGGGATACGTCTGGCGGATGAACGCAGCCGCCTGCTCGGCGTCGCAGTTGGGCAGCTCGTGCTCGGCAACCACATGCATGCGGGTCTGCGTGCGCCAAAAGACAACAAAGGCCAGCGGGTTGACGTTGAAGTCCATGCCCACGCAGAGCTCGGCGTCGGCGGGCTGCTCGAGCGCCACGCTGTGCTGCTCGGGGTCGAAGCTGTGATAGACGCGCCCGGTGGACAGGTTGACGAACTTGCCCTGCACGTATGCCTGCGCAGCGGCCTCGTCGTAGGTGTTGGTCAGCCGCTCGACGTAGTCATCCGGCAGCGCGCGGTTTGCCGTGCTGGCGCACTGCACCAGCCCCAGGTCGTGCTTCTCCCGCATCTCGCCCTGGAACAGGTCGTATCCCCAGCCCACGACGCCCTCGGGCGTGCCTGTGACGTTGATCTCCCTGTGCCGGGCGTCTGGGTGCCGCACGCGAGCCAGGATCTGCTCGAACATCTCGACGGGCTGGATAAACGGCTCGTCGATCCCAGCCGCTGCAATGTTGGCACCCTTCAACCGCTCGGGCCGCTCGCCCGACATGCAAAGGATGGTGGCCGTGCGGTCGCGGTAGCGGATGTGGAACCTGTAGGGCTGACTGCGGAACAGGTGATACGTCAGGTGCGGCTCGTTGCGGCTCTTGCCGTCGAGCAGCTCGTCGAGCGTCTGCACGATCGTCGTCAGCGCGAACGGGTAGCTGGGGCTGACGGTGACCACGGGCACGGGCGCGTTCTTGATGGCCAGCCAGATCATGCGCTTGGCCAGGGCCAGGGTCTTGCCGCCCCCGTAGCCGGTGACGAGGCCCCGGATAAAGTTGGGCATTTCCCACCATTCCCGCTGATGCGCGAACATGCCGCCCCGTGCGATGCTGCCGTCCTCGGCCAGCTCGGGTTCGTCCATGCGCCAGAAGGGTGCGACGGTCGTGGTCAATCGAAGCGCGGGTCGGGTTCGTGCTGGGCTTCTACGGCAGGCATCTCGCGCTTGGCGTATCGCTCAGGGAATCGGCGCTCGAGCATCCAGGCGGCGGCGGTCCACTGCTTGTCCATGTGCCGCAGGATCTTGCCGTGGATGCTGCTTTCTGCCTTGGCTTCTGCCTTTTCTATGAGCGTTGCAAAGTCGGCGTGGCGGGCCTTGTGGGAGCGCAGGCTGGCACCGCTGACGCCGTGCATCTGGGCAGCTCGGTCAGGCCAGACGCCCAGCTCGATGGTCCGCAGGATCTTGTCGATGACCTCGTCCGTCATCACGCTGCGCGGTCGCCCGCGTGGCTTGGCCTTGGCCTTAGCCATTCCGCACCGCCTTCTGCCCGGTCAGGTTCTCCCACCGCTGGACGATCACGTCGCAGTAGGCGGGGTCGATCTCCATGGCCAAGCATCTCCGGCTGGACTGTTCGCAAGCGATAAGGGTGGTTCCGGAGCCTGCGAACGGGTCCAAGATGCTATTGCCCTTCGCTGCCGACACGCTTGCCGCCATCACGGCGACGGGTTTTTGCGTGGGGTGCCACCGCTCCATGTCTCCCTTCTCCCGATTGTTCCAGCCGCCCCAGGGGACGCGTACAATGGACCTTGCCTGCCTGCGCCGCGACCAGCAAACCTCAAACGGTGCTCCGGGTATTGCGTCGGCGGCTTCTGATGCTCGCTTGTCCCAGATGATCCACGATCCCCCAGGCGGCAGTCGGTCGTAGAACCAGTCGCCGCCCCACAGCAAGACATCACCTGACGTCGCGCTCAAAACTGCGGTGGGGTCGAAGTGTTGGTCATCTCCATGCACGGGCTTGACGACCCTACGTGCGGAGTTGTCCATGCCATTCTGAGCGGTGCCTGCTGTCCCGCCGTACGACATGCCATACGGGGGGTCGCTGACCACCGCGTCGGGCTTCTCTCCCCCTAGAAGCGCCGCCATGTGTTCAGTGTTCGCACAGTCCCCACACAGCAGCCGATGCTGGCCTAGCGTCCACAGGTCGCCCGGCTGCGTGATCGGGTCGGCGGGCGGCTCCGGTGCCTCGTCCTCGACGATCTCGTCAGGCTCGAGGCCGCGCATCAGGCCGGCCAGCTCCTTATCGTCGAACGCCAGCATGTCGCGGGTCGGCTCGTCCATGCCGTCCAGCAGGCTGGCCAGCGTCTCGTCGTCCCATTCCGCGAGCTCGGCGGTGCGGTTGTCCGCGATGGCAAACTGGCTAGCGGTGGCGTTGTCATCGTCCAACACGACGGCCGCGATGGTCTCCCAGCCTAGCGCCTTTGCTGCCTCCAGCGTGCCGTTGCCCGCGCGCACGATCATGCCCTCGGCTTGCACCACGACGGGCTTGCGCTGCCCAAATGCGGACAGCGACGCCTTGATGGCGTCCAGGTTGCGCGGCCCGTGCTTGCGGGCGTTGGCCGGGTCGGGCGTCAGGTCCGCGATGGACATGGAAAGCCGCCGCAGCGGCTCCGCGATGTGGGCATCTGTCATTCGCTGGCGCTTTCGGCTCCAAGGGTGACGCGGCTGTAGATCGTCTGCAAGGCTGGCGAAGCGGCTAGGCGCTTCGACATGTCGCGGATGCCCTGGATCACGGTGCTGTGGTGCCTGTTGCCAATGAGCGCGGCGATCTCCCGGAGCTGCCATCCCTGCTCTCGTAGAGCTGCCATCAGCAACTTGCGCGGCGCGCTGACGGTCTGACTGCGTCCTGGGCCGAGCAACTGCTCACGGTTCACGCCGAACTCGGAGCAGATGCGGGCGATGTAGGGGTCTGCGTTGGTCTGTGTGTCGTTAATCATTGGAGTCTCGTTCGATCTTGGCCAGCTCGGAGCGCACCCACGCCTGCCCGGCGCTGCCTCCCCATAGGCCCCAGGCGATATTTGCGGCGCTGTCGCGCGGTGCGCTGCTGGCGTCCTGCCCTCCGTGGCGTGCGAAGTAGCTGGCCATGCGGCGCAGCGTGCTCTCGCTGATGTTGCGCCCGTTGGCTAGGTCTCGAGCGCGAGCCACGCCCACCTCGGTGCCGCCGCGCCCGTGGCGCTTGCGGCGTTCCAAAGCGTTGCGGGCGGTGCGGCGCACATCTGCGGGAGGCACTGGCATGGTGTGCATTATATCGCACACCGGCTACCAGACTCGGAAAAATATGAGCGGCCAAACTGCATTGGACTGCGCGAAGTTGTCAAACCCGGACGGAGGCCAGACCGTGCCGCCCTGCGTGTACAGGTAGCAGTCGAGCAGCAGCGTCGGGTAGCTGTTGGGGTCTGGTGGCGCGTAGGCGGTCCAGGTCCACGGCGTGCGTGGCGTCAGCACTAGATACGACGGCAGGCTGGTGCTGTAGGGGAAGAACTCAGCATGCACATCGAACTCGACCAGCAGCCCGTCGAGCCGACTGAGCACGGCCATCAGCCCACGACTGTCTTGGTCAAACGTCAACTGCGTGTTGAAGTCTCCGTAGCTGGTGCTGCCGTAGACGGTGCCTACCATGTCCAGCTCGTATTGCGGAACTGGCAACAATGGAGCCTCGACCACCACGCGCTTGGTGCAAGCAGCCAAGGCCAAGAAGCAGGCGAGCGGGTGTAGGTGTTTCATCTGTGCATGAAGTCTAACAGCCCCCGAAGCTTGTGCGCGGCGTGCAGCGGCTGCTTCTGATACTCAAGCATGCCGAACGACCCGAACCGGCTAGGCTGGCCGGTCAGCCGATAAGCCATGAACAAGCCGCCCCCGTGGGCGTCCCAGCGCAGCAGGTCGTGGAAGTAGAGCGAGCGCATGGCCGGGTGACGGTTGGCGGCGACGAACAGGTCCGTCAGCGTCTGGTTGTTCTGGGCCGCGCCCACGCCGACTAGGTGCTGCCCGCCCTCGTAGGCTAGCAAGGCAAGGCCGCGCTGCTGGGCCTCGATAGCGTTCTGCGAGGTGCGGAGCTGGTGCTGCTGCTGGCTGTTTAGGTCGCAGGCATGCAGCAGGGTCCGCAGATCCATGGCTGCGGTGGTCGCCGCGTTGCTTGAGCTGCCCAAGCTGCCGCCCCAATACGGGGCCACGGCGTAGGCATCGGCGTGCTGGTAGGCGTTCTGCCAGTCCATGATCTGCGTGCCCACCCACGGGTTGACGCTCTGGCCGGCCAAGACTCGCACAAGCTGGCGATCCGCGCGCAGCTCGGCCTGGAACACCTGGAACACCTCCACGCTGCGCTGCGCGTAATAGCGCCACGCTGCCACCCACGGCGTCGACCCTAGGCCCAGCGCCTGCCCTTGGCTCGCTGCGTAGGCGTTCTGCCCGAACTGGCTGTTCCAGACCTCGTTGGAGTATTCCAGGTACAGGGTCAGGTCGCGGCGCAGCGCCTTGTCGATTAGCTGGGCAAGGCTGGCGACGTAGTGGTTGGTCGCGAGGTGGGGCACGCAGAGCCACATGTCCGCGCCGAGCTCGTTGCAGAGCTGGGCCATGTAGGCGGGCGCGACGCCTGCGTCTGTCGCCTGCGTGTAGTGGTCCGTGCCAGGCACCTCGGCCCAAGCCCGCACTGGGCTGTCGTTGATGCGTTGCCAGTTCATAAACCGCACAGCCTGGAACGGCTTGAGGCTGGCCAGGAAGTCGGGCGAGAACACCTGCGGCGACTGGTCCCAGCCGGGCAGATACACGCGCACGTTGCGGATGGGCTGGGCCATGCTGGTGATGCGCAGCGAGAACAACCCCTGCGTGGGCACGCGGAGCGCGCAGTGGATCAGGCCGGGCGCTTGATGCAGGACGGTTAGCTGCCCGTTGCCGCCCGCGCGCGGCTCGATGGTGCCGCCGCCGTCCCATCGGATGGTGTAGATGCCGCTGGGGTAGTTGCCCCCCTGGTCGGCGTAGACGATGGACTCGAGCCATTGGTGCGGCTGCAAGGTCTGCGGCCAGCCCTTGGCGTCGAGCTGGGCGGGCGGGCCTCCGCCCCATGCGAACCCGCTGGCGTGCGTGCCTGCTTGGTGGCTAATCCATGGGCGCGCCGACTTGAATGCGTCCACGAACGGCGTCTGGCGGTGCCAGTCTAGGACCGGCTCCAGGTTGACGCCCACCTGCGGCGTCAGGCAGCACAGCAACGACAGCGCGAGCATGCGCCCACGCTATCATCTGCCGCCGCTACTTGCCGAGCTGCCGCATCAGGTAGTGCCAAGCGGTCGCTGCGGCCATTGGCACTTGACCGTTTCCAAGTGCTCGCAACTGGCCCACCCGATCGGCCATCCCATCAACCACTCGACCCACCGGGGGTTCAGCTTGCCACCAGCCACACAGTTTAGCGGCGGCGTATTCCGCTCGGCCTGCGATGGGCCGGCGTTGTTGCTCGAGTCCTGCTTCGTCGGCGTCGGCAGCATTTTGGCCATCGTTTCCAACCCTGGAGACTTCCGCCTCCGCTCCGCTGCGCAGTCGGATTGCGCTCGCGCTGTCGGCGTCGGCCATTGACCCATCTTGGCCATCGTCGCCAGACTCGGCCTTGGACCCGCAGGTCCGGGGCTGATGTTGTAACCGTATTGCATGGCCGTCGGCGTCGGCAGCAAGCAGCCACCATCGCTTGCGGTC